GTTATTTGATTAATATTACGTTATCGTCTGCATCAACGAATACTGCGCCGTCGCTATCTTCCCATGCACACGCCGGGCCAACGTCCTTAACGTCTAAACCATAAACGCCGCCTAACGTCTGGCTAACCTTATCGGTCGAAAGCGTCGGTGCCATTCCGTGCGCTATAAGCGAATAGTTAAGCGTTCCTGACTGGGTGTTTGTCGCAACATACCAAAGCGGCAATAACTCACGTTCCGGGTTGTCGATCATGCCGTTAGTATTCCAAATCTTTGCCGTTGGCGCAATCTCTAACAAACCACTTGGTAGGTTGGTAGGTAGTTCGCCGATGTCGTACTCAAATTTTGGGATTCTACGGATAAATGCCACTAACTTAGTTGGGGCGTTGTCCGATAGTGTCACGCTGCTCGGGTTTCCGTCCTGGCTATACTTCGCCCGGCATCGCAAATAAAGCTCTGTACCCATGAGGCTACGATTAACGGTACAACTGTTTCCGTCTTCTGCTACCACTACGTCATAGTCTAACGTGGTGTCGCTGCCTACGGCGGTAAATGTTCCATCGTCTCGCATTACCTCCCACACAAACAAACGCTTATTCTCTGGGCACTCATTAACGCCCAATCTCAATGATGCGTGTACCGTCTGCGTGTCGGGGTCGCTCAATGGGTTGTAGATAGTTTGGGCGGCTGCGTCCAATACCAGAAGTGGCGTGTATGCTGTGGCGTTCTTGCATTGTACTTGGTACGGCTTGATGATGTGGTGTACCTGATTAGTACGTGGGTCTTTGTAGTCCGCTTCAAATCGTAGATTCATAGGTATCTGCGGCTTGGCGTTCTTCTTGATCCTGATACGTCCGGCATTTGCACCCTTGCTGACTACCTCAAAGTCGGCGTTAGTGCTGTCTATTAACGTGTCGGCTGCTCCTCTGTTCGCCTCATACCAGACTACGTTAGTGAGGTCTTGATTAATCAAGCCCGGCGTTAAAACCTCGTCTTTGTCAAGTCTGCCGATATTCGGCTGCACTATCAAGTTAGATGCGTCTATGGTGTAATCGGGCGTATATGTGTCGGTGTCTGCGTCGTAGTTCTGACTATCCGATACGCCGCCCTCAACCACCATGCTAACATTAATTTGCAGTGGCTTAAAGTTGAAATCAAATCTTTTTGTTTTCATAACTGCGCTATGTTTAAATTAATACTCGTAACTGACTGCCGCCGTTGCTGCTTCGTTGCCCATGCCGTCACGTAAAGTAACGGTAGCCGTAAAGCGTATAACTTTAGGCATATAGCCGTTAAAATCCATGTCCTCGGCTGTGAGGTGCAAAGACTTTCCGGTATTGGCGTGTCGCAAACTCCAAACATTGTCGCTTGCCGTTCTCTCGTTTCCTTCTGCGTCCTCGCTGTATCTCGTCCACATTACGTCTGCGTCCAAAATATCATCTGTGATATTCATATTATACAGGGTCGCCACGATGGTTAGTGTGAGGTCTATTTTGTCCGGGTCTAAGATACTTTCAGGCTCTTGGAAATCTACGGCAAAGTCTGGGTTTCCCTCAATCATCGCCCAATCGGTATTGTTCCATGCCGGGGCGGTCGTCGTGAGGTTCTTGCAACATCTGTACTTGCAGCCATTAAACCATACGTCTGATGTCTCATACTCCCCGGTGTCCGGGTTGATAGCATCGCAATAGTACTTACCGCTTTGCGTCCACGCCCCCCGATCCACATACGTAACCAACGGCTTACCAGTCCACTTGTTAAGTCTGATAACGTCCATTGTGACGATACCCGGTATATACATATAGTCTAAACCATCACGTATTGGCAAAGGGTTGCCGTTATCGTCCAATAACTCGTACACAAATTCGGGCAAACTGCCGAAAGCTGCACCATAGTTGGCATTATCCAAAATCGGCTTAGTCACTCCCTTTAGCTTGACGATTCGCCCCTCTGTGCTTGATAGGTACAAACAATCTTGACGTTTCGTGTCCGTTTGGTTTCCCCATCGTGCAATCTTCATCATTTCACATGGTGGGTAGTTCTTGCCGCTTGGTACTTCGGTGTCCGGGTACTGCGTCACCTCTATGTAGTTGTTAGCGGTATTAACGCTATTAACTCTAAACCATGCCGTGTAATACTTTCCGCTACCTTGCGACAAAGTATTGATGATACCTTTAAGCACATTGTTTTCGGCTTGGGCGGTAAAATATCCATCCCATTTGCTTCTCAGGTGCAAACCAAAACAACCATCGCCCAAATCGTCCACGCTCTCGATTGTGTCCGCTTCCGTTAGAAGTTGGTCGCCCTCGATTGCTGACAATCGGTTTACTATCAATTCCAGACACTCAAAGTAGCTGCGCACTCTTAGGCTTTCCACCTCGGCGTTACCTTGTGCGTCAATACCTGCGCCCTTACCTGCATACAGGGATTTGACAAACTCGCCAAAGTGTGCGCCGTCCTTGAATACTGCCAAACCGATAGCCGTTAAACCCTGCTGAAAAGTAATGTGCCCTTTCGCTATGTCGGCGGTAATCTTCGACAAAAAGCGGTCGTTAATCGGGCTATCCTCTGCAACGTCTCCGGCTAAATCGGAATAGGCGGCACGGCTCGCATATCCGGCACGGTTTGCGTACTCGGATTGCTCGGCGTGTGTCGCTAAATCGGCTTTGGCTGCATGCTTGGCTTCCTCGGTCATTTTGCCGATACTTCCATAGCTGCCGCCTCCGGTGGATGCCCCACCGCTGCCGCTGTTCCTGGGTTTCGCTATCTGCTTAACTTCGATCATGTGCCAATCTCCTTTAATGTGAGGTCGGCACGTCCCTCAATAAGGTTTCTGCCGATGCCCTGCACGAAAAATTCTTTGTCTAAAGCCTCGTGGCGGTAATGGTTAAACAGACTAACAACATTATCAATGTCTCTTAGTTTCTGTTCCATCACGATACGTGGCTTATGGTATTCAGTATAATAACTATCCACGTAGATTTGTTCGGGCTTTGCCTTAACGTTGCCGTTTCGGTCGTACACCTCTAACACTCCGTCCCCGGTTGATATATTCAACGGTGTGGATAACTTCACCGTATTGCTAACTCCCAACTGGGCGCACTCTGTGGCGGTCAATGCCGAATTTATCTTAAACTCCAAATCGTCCTTTTTGTTCACAAAGGTTTCTTTGGTGTCGCTCATGTAGATAATATCGTTATCATCATTGCCATTGCTGATTAGTCCATTATCGCTATAAACTTTAACCTCAAACGACTTAATCAGGATGCTACTAACATGGGCTAAAAGCGGTACTGATGAGCTGCCCCACTTCGTATGCCTGAAAAAGGTAGGGTGGCGGCGTGTGATAACGTCCCATGTAGCATTAACCGGGCCTAATATCATAAACCTAACCTGCCCACTTATCTTGTCGCCCTTGGTAATCGGTATTGCTATACCCTCCGCATCAATACCCATCTTATAGTCGATGTTGTTTTGGATGCTGAACTCTGTGCCTACCAACTTATCGCCTATCTTAGGGTCAAAGCCAATAGTAAAGCATTGCTGATAATATTCATCATCGCTTTGGCACTCGCTCCGTTCCTTGTATTTCTGCCAAACAAAATCGGTTGTCTGCCCATCGGTTCCGGTCTCCACTACGCATTTGTCGCCGATAACCAACATACAGGCTAATACGGCTACCTTACTGATTGTGTCGGTACTGTCGCCTACTGCGCTGTACTTAAATTCGTATTCCTCCGGACCCTCCCCGGTATAGGGATAAAAACCACTATCTGCGCCCTCATGCCATGATACTTCTTTGTCCGGTGTCTCTGCTTGCCAATACTGCCGGGTGTAATACCTGCCATCACCATTGTTACGGCTCGGTACGGTCTGACGCCATACGTAAATCTCGTTTTCCTTTAAACCCATAGGTAAACCGCCGTGCCACTCCTTGTTATGTAGATTGGTGTACGTGTTGGTCTGCCTCATTATCGGGTTTAAGATAACCTTACCCGACAATACTATATAGTTGGTGGTTTTCTCGTCTGACGGCGAAAAAACGCCCCCTGCCTTGTTACCAGTATAGACGGCATACGGTATATTTTTCTGTATGTCTGCCACACTTGGGTAGGTTTTGTTTTCGTCATTGTCTATGCCATTGCCATTAACCGACACTGCTAAATAGTTAGTCATGTTTACCTTAGATGTCGGGCTGTTATCATCGTTGGCCGTGTTCATCTTGACGCTGCCCAAAGCCATAATAGCCGCCCCCGGTGCTTGCCCTAACCAATCAGGCAAAGCGTGTTGGTTTGTGCCCTCGCTGCCGAAATAGTCCACGATGTCTATATCTGTGTTGCCTTTCATCGGGAACGTCCATTGTTTGTTACGCATCACCTGCAAATACCAATCAGTAATAGCACCTGCGCCATACGTGGTTTTTTGGTTGTGGGTCATAGCATAAAAGGCATTATAGGCGGTCTTTCCCTCTCCGTCGCTTGAATACTCGGTGAGGTACTTTTGCTTATTAATGTATGGGCTAACCAACAAATCATCGTCCAATGGGCTTTCTATCACGCTTTCGATGTTCTCCACCTTGGCGGTTAATAGAAGTTGGTTATATACGTCGCCTATGCTTATCGTAGTATCGCAATCGGCTACGTTAGCCAAAGCGATTGTCACGGCTTGCTGCGCCGTTGTCTTGGTGCTGTTGGCTACGATGTCATGCCAAATAATCTTATCGGGTGTCGCCTTGACGGATTCCCACGAAAAGATATAGAAGTTAAAGCCGTCCTGCACGATATGTAAGTTAAGGTACTTCAAGAGTTCCTCCAACACTTCGTCTTGCTGCCAAACGTCGCTCTCATCATCGCCCAAAAACAACAAATCAGATATTGAAAGCTGCTTAAATACCTGATAGCGGTTGGCGGTCTGTGCATCAACTGCCTTGCTGCCATCATACCAGAACTTAATATTTTGGTTGCCCAATATATCCAGTCCCTCGGTAACTCCTTTCAGTATCTCGGTGGCAATATCGTAAAAACTACGCTGTGCTGCCTCTGCCTTGACGAAAGCATAGATAACGCCCAATGCGCCCACATTCTTATACTTGCTATACTGCAAAGCACTAAGCGCATCAATGCAATTTAATTCCAGTTCGTCCCATCTGTTGTTATATGGCTGCGACAAAGTTTGTGGTTCGATGAACCCGGCAAAGATACACGTATCGTTTTTATAGATGTTTACGACTGCATCACGGCATGAGGTACTAAAAAGGTCTTTAATCAGGTTGCCGCAAAGCAATCTTATTTTAGCCGAATTTCTCAAAAGCACATCGAAAGTGTCGTTTACCTCATTCTCGATTTCTGCCGGATCCTCGCTAAAATATACATCTGCCTTTTCTGTACCTATTTCAATAGTCTGCGTGCGATCGTTCCCGGTAACGATGTGTACCGTTATCGTATCGCTCTGCTGACTTAGAAAACTGCCGTGTATATACATATTAACTGATTTTTATTTGTTACACATTATAGTTCTTACCGCTCTTTTTCGCCACTCGCTTAACATCTGTAATCATGTCAAGTATCTTGCGTGCGTTGGCATTCATATTGATGTTTACCTCCGTGGCTGTCGGTTCAATGTCGTTTGTTATGTTCTGCATCGTTACCGGCTGTAACCTCCGCTCCGTAAAGGTAGGCGGCTGAAACTTGCCGTCGATCATGCCAAACAATCGGGCTTGCTGAAACTTGTTTAGTATCATCTCGCCGCTGTTCACTCGGGCAAACTTCTTGTCTCCCGATGTAGAAGTACCGCCGATAACACCACCAGTGGCAAATCCCGAAACTGCTGCGAGTGCCGCGATAACTGCCGCCACACCTGCCGCAATAGCCACCAGGTTCAAAGGGAACGGCATTTTTGCACCGCTCGCCGTGGCATTTGCTACCGCTTCGCCGCTCTTGGCTGCCGTGTTGGCTGTTGCTGCTGCCGCTTCTCCTGCCGTTGCCGCTGCATCGGTAGTGGATGCCGCCGCGTGTGCTGAGGTTGCCGCCGTGAGCATACCGAACAACTCCACAATACCCTGTATGCCCTCGGCAATGGAAATGAAGCCGTTAATAAGTCCCGTCACCTGCTGCCAGGCATCGCCGTTGCCCTCCAGCGCATCACTTATGCCCTGAATGCCGTTGCCTACACCTTGGATGCTTCCCCAACCGCTTTTGATGTCGCCAAACACCTTGTCAAAACCCTTGCTGTCAAGTTCAATCTTTATAGGCTTCAATCCGATTTCTGCGAGTTGTCGGTTTATCTCCTCAATCTCTTTCAGTGCCTCGTCCTTGCCTATGATTCCTATCTCGTAGTCGGTTTGTATGCGGCTTGCCTTATTCTGGGCGTTGCTGTGGCTCTGTCTCTTGTCGGCATCGCTTCCCTGCACGATATATGTTGGTTCTGTCTCTGCCCCGATGGATACCTTACCCTTTGTAGCTTCGTCTATCTGCCGTTGTATGTCGGCTACCTTTGCATCGGCTTTCACCCTTGCATCTATTGTGGTGGCTTCCTCAAACTCCTGCTGTGCGTCGTGCAACTGCTCTTGCAGTTCCTCGATGTAGGTTTTGAAATGTACCTCTATCGGCTTAACGCCCAACTTTTCAAGCTGTTTGTTAATGTCGGCTATCTGCCTTTCGGCATCTTCCTTGCCGATAAGTCCTATTTCAAAGTCCTGCCTTATTCGGTCTATGTTGTGTTGTGCATTGGTTCGGCTCTGTCGTTTGTCGGCTGCACTTCCCTGCACGATGTATGTCGGTTCTGTCTCTGCCTTGATAGATACCTTACCCTTTGTAGCTTCGTCTATCTGCCGTTGTATGTCGGCTACCTTTGCATCGGCTTTCACCCTCGCATCTACGGTCATGGCGTTGCCCATTTCCTTTTGTGCCGCCGCCAACTGCGCCTGTAGTTCCTCTACGTGGGTTTTCGGTTCATCTTTCTTATCGTCCTTGATGGTCGTTTTCTTCGGGGTATCCTTGGCGTGTGGGGTAGTAGGTGTATCAGCCGTAATAAAACTACGTGCCGTGTTCAGCCGTGTGGTGAGCTGCTTTTGTGTGTCACCAATCTGTCGGTTTACGGATTCGATTTCTTTATCTACACTATTAATCTGTATGTTTCCGGAAACATTCGTACCGTTGTACCTCTCCGCTCCAACCTTGGTAAATCTCCACTGCCCATCGCGGCCAACCTTGCCGTAACGATCGCTACGCCAACTTTCGGGTACGATGTCACCCTCTTTGGCGTGTCTGCCTCCCTGCTTGGCATCGTCGGCAATAGTCTTGGTGATCTTCTGCTTTTTATCAAGCAACTCAATTTGACGCTGATACAAAGCCGTGAGTTTTGCCGCATACGCTGCCGCCAATGCCCTTTGCTTGAATGCCTCCACCACTGCATCGGTCTTGCGGTTAAATATGTTCTCGGCTTCCGTCACGTTACCGATTTTCAAGCGCAATTCATTGAAAGCACTTTGGTTATCCTTTATCCACGCCATTTTCTGCTGCTCTGTGGATAATGCACGCCAACCTGCTTTCAATTTCTCATATTTCGCCATGAGGTCGGCGTATGTGTTCTTTAGCGCACTGTCATAGGCGGTTTTTATGTCGTCGGCTGCATCGCCAAAGCCTTTCATGCTCTCGGCTGTGTCCTCTGCCTGGGTCTGCGCATCTGCCGACTTTGAGGTAAATGCCGCTATAACCTCAGTAAGCGCAACGATAGCCACGCCAACGCCTGTGGATATTAACAAACCCTGTATGGCAAGTTTCAGCGTTGTGGCACTTACCGCCGCACCGCGAAATGATGCAGACATTACTTGCACCAAAGCATTCATACGCACCGATGTAGCGTTCCATACCAGTGAAGCGGCATTCATTGCCATTGTGCGAACCTTGACAATAGCCTGTATCTTTGCAAGATTCTTCAAACCGCTAACCATTGCAGAAACGGCAATCACGGTATTGCCAATCTGTGCCGTAATGCTGAGTACCGGCATAATGCCACCAATCGTTGAGGCTATAGCGTCGCCCACTTCTGCAAACTTGTTTTTGAGTATCTGCAAACTTGCCGCTCCGCTGCTGCTCATAATGGAAAAAGCATCATCTATAGTTCCGGCGCTGCCTTTCATCGCTTCCACGTTTTCATTAAACTTGGCCGCGAGTTGTCCGGTGAGTGGTCCCAATGCTCTCAGGCTCTCGGCACTGCCGAATAACTTACCGTAGATTTCCTGCTCCAGCATACCGCTCTTGCTGGCGTATGCCTTAACGTTCTTATCTAAGTCGGTGAGGAAATTACGCATACCTCCTGCCGCCTTGATAGCTGCCGCATCAAACTCGATACCCATTTGCTGTGCCATCTTGCTTGCCTCGCTCGACGGCTTCACCAAAGCGGTAAAGATTGCCGCCATCTGGGTTGCAACCTCGTTGGTATTACCGCTAACACCTGTAAGCGTTGCAAAGGTTGCCATAAGTTCGTCAATGCTTACACCCAAAGTGGCGGCATTGCCCGTAACTCTCGGTAGGGCTTGTGCAAGCTGCTCGAACGATGTTACACCATTCTTGGCCGTGAGCTGTATTTTATCCTGCACGTCGCCTGCCTTGTCCCACGACAAACCATAATTCTTGATAATGGTAGATGTAACCTTTACAGTCTCGCCCAGATCAGCGATACCGCCAACGGATGCCTTAGCCGATTTCTGCAAAAAGGCTATCCAGTTGTCTTCAGGCACGCCATTGCTGATAACCTGGTACAATCCGTTAGCGAGTTCGTCACGTACTACCGGAATGCTTTTTGATAACTCGGCTACCTGTCCTTTGAGTTTGGCAAAGTCCTCGCCGCTCTTTCCTGCCATCGTGTTAGCGGCGTTCATGGCTGCGCTGAAACTGCGGCTTTCCTCGGTAACGCCGTTGAGTGCTCCCGAAATCTGCGAAATGGCATTGGTAACGTTATTAGCCGCCATTACCGCCTGGTTGAAATTAACCAAAGCCGCGTTTAGTTTTTGGCTGCTCGTTTTGGCAGAATCAAGCACACGGCGCAACTCTTCCGCTGTAGAAGTAGCTGTAACCAACTGCTCTTTGCCGTCAACAACCAGTTTAACGTTAAATTTTATTTCTTTTGCCATAATTTCAGCGTATAAGTAACTAAGTAATCAATATTTTTTGTATCTTTGTGGCGTAACATTCAAACTAAGCGTTATGGAAAAGGATTATAAGAACATCAACTGCATACCAGAAGCCGCAACCAACGATGTAGCGAGTAAGCCCGAAAATGAAATCAGGGCAGAACTTGTTAGTGTCGAAGTCGTAGGTGAGGATACGCCGCACAAGCATTCAAATAAATATGAGGCTTGGGGCGTAATAGCCTTGTTGTCTCTTGTTGTCTGGGTTATCTGCCTGGCGTATTTTGCTTTCAATAACCAATCGGTCAACGGCTTGTTAGCCCTTGGCGGCTCTACCGCATTGTTCTTCCTGTCTATTGGGCAAATGGTGCTTACAAGTTCCGAAGAACTGAATGGCGAAGCTATTTAGCCGTTTTCCACTTTTCCCAATACTTCCTCAAAACGCTTTAACGCATCTTCCTTAGATACTGCCGGGGCTGCTTTCGTATGCTCCGGCTTTTTCTTCTCCCATGGAAAGGGTAGAAGTCCGTGGGGCGTTAGCCCTTTCTTTGCATACGGCTGTATGGTTATTGCCGCAAGCATACGCATACGTTCCCAACTGTCTTGATACTGCGCCGTCCGCTCCTCGCTGTATGCCTTGTATATGTGGCTGAACTCCTCGGGTGTGAGGGCGCAAAAATCATTGTAGGGCAAACCGATGTTGCCAACGGCTATGCCCAGAATGTCGAAGATGCCTAACTTTTTTTTTCGCCCTCCGTGTCGGTGTCCTCGGGTGTCTGGTCTGCCGTGGCATTCACGGTGTCCGTCCACTTGTTGAGGTCTTCGGGCGCGAGGCTGTCGGCAAAGTCCATAAGTGACATATCGAACTTTACACCATCGTGCTTACAGGCTGACGCTACACAGCAAAACAGATAGGCGCACATATCCGATAGGCTGTTGCCTAACTCCGTCACCTCCTTGCCGGTCTCTTTCTTAAAGCGAAGCATAGCCCCCATAGTCTGCCTACAGGGGTATGCCTTGCCGTTGATCATGATTTCAATCTTTGGCATAAATCAACAATTAACTAATTCAACAAATCAAACATTTATCTTAAAAACAATATGGCCTTTGTTTCATGTGGGCGTTACTTGCCCACTGCCTTGCCCGGGTCGGTTGCCTGCGTCGCTGTCGCATCCTTGCCCGGGTAGGTCTCAGGCTCGCCGTCGTTCTCCAAAGACACGCTGTAAGTAGCATCGTCCTGCGCCGGGCTTGTCTCCTCCAATGAGGCGATAACAAAGTTACCCTTTACATAAGGTTTCGTGTCGCCGCCTCGCTTGAATGCCTCAACCTCCACACTTGCGCCCTTGCCCCAAAGTGGCGCAATCTGCTCGTGTCCGTTCTCGGTCTCGCCATAGAAGCGCAAACCATCGGCACTGATAGAGATAGACAAACCAGTCACTCCCTTGCCCTTCCAAAGTCCGCTGCTCTTGGCGGCACTCGCTACAGGCTTGACGGCACGGTCTTTTGTCTCGCTGTTGAAAGTGAGGGTGTGGCTTGTGCAATGCCCCACCGCCTTGCCTCCAACCTTAAGCAAAAGGTCACTACCATTGATATATCCAGTATCTTCCATAACAATAAAAACTAAATGGTTCTAAATTACTTAAATTCTGACTTGATAAACAAGCTGCTGCACAAAGGCATCATCCTCGTAGCCCTCTTCACTGTCGGCAAGCGTACAACTGCGCATCTTCATGCCGTCGTGTTCTCCGCTTGCGTAGTCGAGTGCCTGGCGCACCGCCTCGGCAAGCTCCACGCCCTCGGCATACTTTGCCGTATAGCAAACCACCTCCATAGTCACGGTGTCGGCTCCCGGCGTTCCCTGCTTAGTGGGATTGTGCGCCAATGCCGCACGGCGGTATAATATATAAGGTAGTTGGGCGTTGTCTATCACGATGGGGAAAACCTTGTTTGTTCTCCGCTTCACTTCCTCGTTAGATAGAAGAATATCGCGAATAATGCTACCTGCGCTTAATGATGTCTTTTTCAGTGCCATAGCTATATGTTATAAAAGTCCCTGCTTTCTTGCCGCCTTTTCCACGTTGTTCTGCAAGTTGTTGAAAAGGTTGGTTTCCACGCTGTCGGCGGTCTGCTGCTCTGTCTTGGCGAGAAAAGCGTAACGCTTCATCTTGCCGCGGCTCCCACCGCCTCGTAGATATTGCCTTATTTTCTTGCCCGTGAACCTGCTTTTACCGAAAAACGATGAAATACGCCGCCCTGCATGTCTTTGGCGTGTTCCGTCCTCCGCCCACATCAAAACAGGCTTTTCCATGTTCTGACGGTTGAGGTGGATGCCCTTGCGCCTACCGTGTGGCTTAACGCTTACCATGAAGCCCAGGCCGTAGCGATCGGGGTAGGTACGCACATAGATGCCGCTTGAAAGACTGCGCTTTGTGCCACTGCCAATGCCGCTTTGTCCCAGATTGGAGACTGCCGCCTTTTTCAGGCGGTTGCCCTCCCTGCGCATGGCACTTCGCATAGCCTTGCGTTGGTCTTTCATGTCGAGTGCCTTGTAAACATCGGCAAACGGCTTGTTGATGTCGGTAACGGTTTCTTTCATCGTTCTGGCTGCATATACATTAAGAAAACAGTATTATTCGTTTACTCGTTCACAAACTAAAGTGTTCATACCTCTATCAATGTTTGGGATGATGGCAACTACCGTATAAAGATAACCGCCCAACTGCTGCACCCTCCAGTTTTCTTTTACTGGGTGTGCGTCCCTCACATTAAATTCGGCTCGATAGTCGGGGAAATGTTCGCCCACTTCCTCGCTACGGTTTCCGCTCTGCTTCTTCCTCTCTGCCCATACGGTACGTATAGGCTCGTAGGTTGTCGCTTCCTCGCCGTAGTCGTTTGTTGTCGCCGTAGGCTTCAACAACTGCAAACGATATTTCATTTCTCCTGCTCTCATTCCGCTAATTTCCGATAGGGTTTAATTAAGGCTTGTAGCGAATCAGGCACGGCGTGCATCTGCACGCTACTCACACTTTCACGCTGATTGTACCAATGTGCGCCCAACATCATTATAGCGTGTTTTATGGGGGTAGGTACATCATGTCCGTTACCCATCTGCGCCAATTCCTCTTGGGTTCTATTGGTCGCCGTGATAACTGCGCTTTCTGCTGTATCTAATAGATGCTGCAAATACTCGTCATCATCGGCGAAATCATCAGCCCTTACGTGCTTCTTGAAAAGTGCCAAACTCACTACTGCCATAACGTTATAACTTTAAATTGTGATTACTTACTTAACCCTTGGTGCCTGCTGCCACTGCCGGGTCCTTAGACAACATGGCAAACGCCTCCTCACGCAATGTGGTAATAGCGTAGTCGGCATTGAGCACGAAGTCGATAGAGTTCTTACGTGCGAGTGTATAAGGGTCGATGATGATTGACATTTCACCAAACAAGCCCTGTGGGGCATACTTGAATGAACCGAACAATACCGAACCCTCAGCCACGTATGAGCTACAGAATACCGGTACACCCGAAATCTTGCCGTTCTCATCAACGATAGCCTGGTTTGCACCGCTCCACTTTGGCGTACCCTCCAAAAGTGCCTTTGTGGTCTCTGTCATTACGTAGCAAAGTCCCTCCGGCATGATGTTGGCACCCAAAACAATGCCCTTGAGTGCAAGAAGCTCGGCGAGGGTAGGTGCTTCACCCTTATAAGTCTTCTTGTTAGCTGCCTTGAGGTTGACGAATGGGCCTACAAGATTTGTAGCCTTTTCCACCTTTACGGTGCTAAACATGATTTTGTTCATAAGGGCGGCTGCCGCAACTGGCATATACTGGGTACATACAAGCTGCAAAAGGTCGTCGGTCTCGTTGAGTGCTTCACGTGTGATAGGCACGGCTACGCCGATACGCTCCGGCTTTGCCAAAAGCTTGCTTGCCTCGATTTTGGTATCACCCAGTTCCACGCCCTCATCATTGATGGTAGCGGCGAATGTCTCGATTACAGGCCACTGATAGTTGCCTTTCAGTCCGGTGAGCAATGGCGAACCGATTGCCGAAAGAATGGTCTTTGCATACAATGGTTCTACGATGTCGCCCATGGTGACCGGTGACGGATTGGTAGAACTTCCAGGGTTGAGATAACCCGAAGTGTTGCCGCCAAAGTCAGAAGCCACGGCGCGGCTGATCTTCAACTCAAAACGCTGTCCGGTCTTGACGCACTCACGCATCTGCTTGTTTACTTCCTCGATGTCCTCACGGCGCATAACCTCTAACGTAGGGGTAGCCGCCTTGATCTTCATTTCGAGGATGTCCATTTCACGGTAAAGGGCTTTACGCTCTCCCTTTTCCGCATCTGTGAAGTCTTCGCGCTCCTTGTCGTTCTCCAGGCCCTGCGCAATTTCTGCGAGGCGGTTTTTGATTACGTCCATGCGCTCGTAGGCTTCACGAAAATTAAACTTTTCCTTTTTCATTTGTCAATGATTAAAATTAGTAACTAAAAAACATATATAGAAGCCGCCTCTACAGATTGCGGCCAACACTTGCTATACGCTCGCGCACCTCATTGATACGTTCACGCTTCTTGCCCTCGTCTATCTGCTTGGGTTTCGGCTGCTGCTCAAACTTGATGCCCGCCGCTTCCACCTCACGTTTGCTTACGTCGGTCTGCTCGTAGGCTGGGTCGGTGGTAATGGTAAAGTCGTAAACGTTGTCAATACGCTTCACGTGGCGCAAAAGAATATCCTCGCCGTCGTCGCCTTTCTCGTCCAGACGCTCGTAGCTCACGGCGTTCTCGCTGTCGCCCTCATCGGTGGAATAGATGAATGAGCACCCGGCAATATCGCCACGGCTTACCAGTTCCAAAGCCTTGTCGCCGTCAACAGTGTGTGGCATTTCTGCCCAGAACTTAACGCCCACCTTGTCAACCTCGTAGCTTAAAGTACCATTGCCCTTGTTGCTTCGCGCCAAAACCAACTGGCGGTCGTGGAACATCGTAAGTTTGATGTCCTGCTTATCCAGCATCTCCCGTGTCACACACCCAGGCTCCAGCACCTCGTAATAGTTGTTCCACCAATCGCATAAAAGACGGCTACGTACACCGAACTTCAGTGCATAGCCCTCAATCGTGCGGCTTTCCGCTCCGTCGGTAGCCTCACGAATGCGAAGCCCCGACACAATAGCTATTGTTCTTTTCTTTTTCATTCTCCGTTGTTTTTATCGTTGTTGTCATTTCCCTTTGCAGCTGCGCCCGATAGCTTTTCACTGCCCAGCGGTGCAAGATTGGTAGAAAGATAAACCGTATCGCCTCCGTCGATGGTAGGTTGGTTTTCCATCCTGCGCCAATCGTTCACGGTGTAAATGCCGCTCTCGATCGTCTTTTTCTGATAGTCGGCGAGTGACTGCAAATCCATTGAGTAAACACCCCGGCGGTCAAACAGAAAACGGCGTTTGCAGCACAAAGACCGCGGTATCAGCTTTCGGGTCAGTTCGCATTCTATACGCTTCAATATCGGGTTGAGCGTGTTGGAAAGAAAAGCCACGTTTGCCATTTCGGCACTTTTGTAGTTGCTGCTCGTATCATCGAACACGAAAGACGGGTGAACGCCAAAGAAACGGCATATCTCGCGCACCGTAAACTTTCGGCTCTCCAAAAACTGCATATCCGTAGAAGAAAGCGAAATTTGCTTAAAGTCCACCTGCCCCGGCAAACTTACTATGCGCTCGCCCCGGCTGAAACGGCTATCCACGCTTTCGGCGGTCTTCTCCAGTTCCTTGTCCTGGTACTCACCAAATCCCGTAGTAGTCTTGTCGTTGCTGATAATGCCGCGAACACTGCCGCCATTGGTAAACCGGTTCTCTGTCTCCGCATCTCCTGCCGTGGCAATATCCATCGTGCGCCTTGCGTGGGTCAGCACGCTTTCACCCCTGCGCCCGTCTGAGGAATGCAAGTAAAGGTGTATGATGTCCTTTTCCTCGAATGTGCCGAACACTCCATTATAGGCATCGGCTATGTAGTAACGGCTGTTCAGTGGGTCGTGGGTCACGGTGTGAGGTCGGCAAAGCACTAAGTCGGTCAACTCTCCCAGTACATAGCGTGGGTAGATGTAGGCATTTCCCTCAATGAGCATCAGGCGCACCGCCATCGTCCAAAAGTCAAACGCCGACATTTCGGGTTGAGGCTGCACGGTCAGAAGATAATGCAGATCACTTGCCGTGTCTTCCTGATAGCGTCCATCCCTGCACCGCATATACTGCAAACGTAGGCTCGCCACGCTCTCGCTTAGAAGCGTCACGCACCGATATACCGCTGCAACCGTCATGGCATCGCCGCCCCAGGCCGAAAACACCGCCACGCCGCCACCAGTCCTTACGGTGGTGGGGCGCGCGGTGTCGGCTGTGTCAGCACCTGTTGCCTCACGGCTGAAAAATCGTTTTATGTTATTCCAAAATGTTGCCATCCGTCGTTTCATACAAAACCGCCAAAGCTACGACAATTTGAATGCTGTCAACTATCTTACTGTTTTCGCTCCGGCGGTGTTCTGTCCTTTAATTATGAATAAAATCTCCGATGCTCTCATACCAAACGGCTAATGAGCCGCTACAAAAATACAATCGTATTTTGCAAAAACCAAATGCCGTTTGGCGCATTGTGGCGCACGTTGGTGCAACGTGGTAAAATTATTAGTTTTTTAAGAAAATAGTTTTTGGCTGTTAGGCTAAAAGGCACAAAAAAGCCGCTACACCATTACGATGCAGCGGCTATGTATGTGGGTTTTGGTAATGTCGGGGTCGTGTCCCTATGGCTTGTTGGTCACCGTCTTTATAACGGCATCCTCGGTGAGCCATTCAAGCGGATACATGGCATCAAGCAAACCGTGTATTCTCAACTCGTAGTCGGGTGGCAGTTCCTCCAACAACCATTTCACGTAGTCGCGTGTCTGCCTGATCGCATCACGGAACGTGTCGGCATTATATACCGGCATTCCGTCACGGTCTGTTATCACCAGACTTGTAACTTTCTTAGGCTTCTTGTATCTCATCGCGAACCTCCTTTCTGCAAAGTGGCGTTTTCGATATCCACGAAGTTGCAGCCGTTCATAAGAAACTCAAGTGTGCCCTGCACGAATCTCAGTTTTGCTGCGTCGATGCTGTTCTCTGGGTCTATCATCTCCAATAGGGTATCTATGTAGTCGTAGACCTCTTCAATGTCGGTTGCCAATACACTTGCACGATACCATTCGCTGTCAAGTATAACTGTACTCTTCTGTTCTTCTGTATAACGTTTCATATCTTATTCTCCTTTATTCATTAAGTTCATTAAATTGTCTGTATCCATTCCCATCATCACGCCAACGGCCTTTACAAAACGCTGCATAAGGTCGGTTGGGGTCTGTGGCATCATTGCCGCCGTCGGCTTGCCCTGCTGAGGCTTTGCCGTCTCGGTCGGTGTCGGTGGGGTGGTAGGGGCTTTTGGCTTGGTCTGCTGTGGTGCTTGGGTTGCCTCTACAGGCTTGCCGTGGTTCTTTGGTCCCTGTGCTCTGCGAAAAGCCTTGCGGACCTCACTCTGCATGTCCTTGTCTATGGTCGTACAGTGCTTGCACATCACTTTGAACGCCTCTGCCGTAATGTAATACACTACACCCGTCGGGCTTTCGTAGCCCTTGCCAAAGCCTCGGTTTACCGTTCTGCCGCATCTGAAAATGACGCTACCAGGGCGCACGAAATATTTTTTCATACGCTGGATGCTCTCACAAACGTAGCGGTGTTCACGCCCTTGCAGCTTTGCGAGTGTAAGCGACGAAACCACACGTCTGCCGTTGTAGTCCTCAATGATGATGCCGTCCTCTGCTGTGGTGGTCTGCTGCTCGGTTGTCTGTGGCTCTGCCTGGTGCTTTCTGCTCTTGGCTAGCGACATAGCTGCCACGCGTGCATCTATCGCCGCCTCCTCTCGATCCTCTCGCTCCAGAAGTTTCTCGTACTCCTCGGCTTCCTTTCTGTCGTGCTCCTCAATGGCTTTCGCCATCTGCTCGGCTCTTATCTTAGCCTCCATTTCGTTGAACGCCTTGATGTAAGCCTCTTTCCACTTAGCTGCCGTCTTTCCGGTAAAACCCATAACAAGAAACATGAAGCCATCACGGGTAATGTAATACATTGGCAACTGCTTTTTGATGTTGCCATTTTGGTAGTCGATTTTAGAGGCGTTAAAATTGACGGCTCTAAATTCTTCGCTGCAATCCAATGACTTAATTGCTTTCATTACGTTGTAGTGCTCCTTTCCGAAAACCTCCGCTACTCTCATAGATGTAGTAACGGCATGCTCGTTTTCTACTGCTACCAAACTTAACTCTTTTTCGGTGGGTGCAACCTGCACCACTTCCGTTACCTGCTCTACAGGATTTTGATCTGATACGTTACTTGACATCGCATTTGTATTTTAGCAAAAACAAAAAGGCCGTGCTACGTGTTGCTAAGGCTTCAAATGCGAACACCTCCGGGGCATTTCTGCTACCCGACACGGCACGGCTATCTCTTTATATAGAAATATCCTATTAATTTTATTATGGTATGGATACAAAAATAGCCGCTACGTTACGGTGAACGGCGGCAATATCTGTACCGCATTTGAATTTTAAGCACTGCAAAGATACATAAAAAAGTTTAAAGCACCAAAGATTTTCGGTAAAAAGTTACTTACTTATACCAAATTTTTGTATTTTTGCATTCAAATTACAAATTTTAAGTATAATAAGCATGAAACAATTACTTATAGCACTTGCCTTTCTTGCCCTCGGAATGTCGGCAAAGGCCCAGGTTGAAAACTTAGACGAAGTGGAATTGTTGGGCACATGGGAATATGTTAGCGGCGATGGAATATTTACCGGACGTTTGCCCATCTACAACAATAGCTACCGCAAACCTGTAGGCTTTACTTTCAACGACAACCAGGCATCCGTAATAAAGTGGGAATACGCTGGCGACAGCTACGATTATCAGCAGTATGGCGGTTATTGGGTTAGCCATACTTCCGAAAGATACATATTGCATATACTTTCCAATCAGTCGTATGATTCTGGCGAAACAAAACAAGGCGATGTTACTACCATAAATTTTGTTGTTTCCAAATTTGCTAATGGCGAAATGATACTGCAAACTCTAAGCGGTAACGGTACTTTGTACCTAAAGAAGCAATCCGCTTCGTCCGTTTCCTCTGTCAAGGCTGACGCAAAGGCAAGCGGCAAATCCTACACCCTCGATGGCATGACCGCCACCGACACAACAAAGGGCATCATCATTCAGAACGGCAAAAAGAAGATACGCAAATAAAACAAACCCCGATAAGTGATTGAACCTATCGGGGTTTGTTTTGTTATATGGTCTGATTTGCAGTAAAAGCCTTTTTTCCAACAATACGATAAGGTTCTGTAAGTAAAGTCTTATCGAAGAAACATATTTGTATCTTGTCGGGCTTACACAAAACCACCTTAGCGTCGGGAAACCTGACGGGCGTTTTTTCAAAGGTATTGGGGTGCGGCCAAACCCTAATCGCCTTATAGTTGAAATCCTCTTTTTCCTTTTTCATATATGCGAGCACAACAGGAAACTTTACTGTCTTAAGATTTCGCTGTTCCTTTATAAGCTTCGCGCATTCTATGAACTCGTCAAACTGCCGTATATCACCCACCAAATCATAAAGCAAAGGTGAATTTTGGTCGTAGGTCGTTTTACAAATGATATACCCTTTACTGCTGTAAACAGTATCGCCCCACCATCTGGCATCCGCTATTCTCGTATCCCAGAAATAATAACCCTCACCCAGCCACGGTTCTTTTGTTCCGCTTTTCAAAATGCCGTTGGCATACCGCTCTGAACAGAAATACGGGCCGTGGTCTTCCACCTCCTCATCGTTCTGCCGGTCTTCGAGTGTCTGGTATATATCCGTGATCTTCATGTTCTCCGAACTATTCAATAACGGTTGTCTGTTCTTTCAGTTCCTCAGTAATCCCCATGAGGTTGATTGTAGGCAATACTACAGGCTGCACGTTAGCCTGCAAGGTTATTGTACTTACAAAAGCCCTGACGTATGGAAATACGATGGCAAGGCTGTTAGGGTAGAAGTATTCGGGAATGTCGGCGATAGTAATACCACCGCCAAACGAAAACGAAGCCACACACGAAACCTTTACAACCTCCGTGTTAGTCTCTGTGCATCCTACCGTAACATCAAAGTCCAATTCATAGCGTGCTTCCTTTGTGTGAAACACTCCTTTGGGACTGAACGATATATTCAACTCGGCATTGTCCGGTATGTTAAAGTCCAAAGATGCCTTAGTGAAACGATAATAATCTAATTTAAAAGCTGCTTTTTCCATGATTGCCTTATGCTGCTAAACAATACTTTGCGTCTGCTGCAATGCCATTTTCCCCTGCGCTGACTGATACGTCATATCTGTGTGTCTCCTCTTTCTCCTTGGAGTTGGAATACGACACGGCTGTACCGAAATTCTCCCTAACGAATTCGGCGTACTCAATGACATCGGGGCCAATCTCATTGAGATATTCTATTTCTCTCCAATCCTTTTCGATTACATCCTTTGGGGTGTTCTCGAAGTAATCTTTGAGGCTTTCAAAAAGATTTCCCATAATTCTTAATTTATTTAATGTTTTGTACTTTTGGACTGCAAAATTAATATTTTTAATTCAAACAGCAATATTTTTTGCCCGTTAGTTACTTACTTATACGAATATTTAACACTAATCGTCCTAAAAAACTCATTCTAAGCGCATTTTGCGGCAAAAACACGTAAACTGGTTGTAAACGGGTTTACGACTGTTACACTATTGTTTCACACCAAAACGCCAAATTATCGGTACGGAAAACGACGATTTCCATACGGCAAACCGCCGATAACCATACCGATAATCTCACGGCTCACCCAGGGCATCCACTATCAGACGCACTTGTGCCGGTGTAAAACTGCGGCTGCGCTCTGTGTAACCAATGGCGGCAAGCTGCTCCATAAGCCCGGGGTATAGGTGCATCCATCGGCGGAATTTCTTCCACGCCGATTCGGGCATGATGCAATTACAGTACTTTGCCGCAAGTTCCATGCGGCCGTACTCCCTTATCTTGAAATTATCTTTGTTCTGTTCCATGGGTGCAAAAGTAAGGAAAACAAACGTGAAAATACAATTAATCGCCGCCTACAACAGACGGTAACAGGACACAACGGCACGCATCCGGATTCTTGCCAAAAATGGCTGCTATCTTTGTGGCGGCAATAGTGCCAAACAACCTTTTAAACGCAAAAGTATGATACGTTACAAGAAGTACAAAAGCAATCAGACGGGCGTAACCAAAAACAAGTGGTACGGCCGTGCCGTTACCGAACTTATGGAGTTTGAGGAATTCGTAAAGCACATGGCAAACCATCACTGCGTGTTCGGTGAGTCCACAATCCGCGGCGTGCTGATCGAGATGCAGATTTGTATGCGTGAGCTGCTGTTGGAAGGCAAGGCGGTACGCCTCGACGACCTCGGCATCTTCCGTATTGGTCTGGAAACCTCCGCGGCTACCGCCGCCAAGGAATTTACCGCCGACAACATCAAGGCTGTGCGCCTTAACCTCTATCTCGGCAAACGTTTCCGTGCCGCTGACCTCTACAAAGATGCCAAGTTCCGTGAGGCTGGCAAGTATGATGGTGGCGGCGACGATGGCGGCGAGACTGCCGACACCCACGATGAGGGCGGCAATACCAGTGGTGGCAATACCAGTGGTGACAACACCAGTGGCGGCAATATGTCGGATGGCAGCGGCTCCACCGATGATTCAGACGATGTGGTAAACTTGGTACTGTAGTCGTGTAATGGCTTCCGTAATTAGTGGCGAAATATCGTCAATAATGCCGTTTTTTGGCGTTTTGGCGGCATTTCGCCACTTTTCCGTATAGTTTTACCTCTCGTAGGTGTAAAGTAGCCCTAAAGTCATTAAAAGCGTTATCGCTCCATCTATCTTGCGGTATTGTGACACTTTGAGCGGCTTTTTGTTCTCCAGATTGTCGGTATCTATCACGCAATTTTCCAAACAGAAAGCGTTAATAGGGTTGTCGTTAAACTCTATCTTTACCGGGTCACTCCATGCAAGCATCTCAAAACTTTCGACTGGTAGGTTAAAGTTTCCATAGGTCTGACTAAATGGTGTTAGCACGTTCCTCGCTCCGACTGACTTTAAGATACTCGTTAGCTCTTGCGCCTTGTAAGCATCATAGCCAATACGGATAATATTAACCAACTTACTGCGCCTTAATATGTCCTCGGTAATCATCGCCGTGTCTATCTTCTGCCCTTTGCAGAAAATAAGATACCCTTTTTCATTCCAAAGCCTATAAAGCTGCTCGTTGGGATGCCCTTTTAATGCTCCCTCCGGAAAATAGTAATCAGTATGCGTGTAAAACTTCTTATTGCCCGATAGATACACGGTATAAGATACTGCGCTGAAATCATCATGCACCGACAAATCAAACGCCACGGCACAATCTGGGCGGCCCTGCACCTGATCTATACAGAAATTGCCCAATAATTCTTTTGCCTTTTCGTGGGTAAACCACGTTTTTTCGTCATTTATCGTGAAAATATTAAGCAATTTCGTGCGAAAAGCCAACATATTTTCGGCTGATAACTGGGCGGTCTGATACTCATTTTCGTAGTAGTCCGGTTGCACCGTGATACCCAAATGTGGCTGAACCTTTGCCCACGTCTCCGGGCTGTCCTCTGCATCGTCCACATCAGGCATGAAGATAGATGCAAACATGGTGTCGCTTTCGGCTTCGCCTCGTAGTACTGCCATCACTCCGTCAAGTTCGTGGGCAAATGGGCCATCTACCACATCGCTTGCCGTTGTGATAATGATAGTTAGCGGCTCACGCCTTGGCCCCATTGATGTTGTCAATACGTTTTTGAGGTCTGCGCCGTTCTTGCCTGCCGTGTTTCGGGCTTGGGCGTACTCGTCCATTATCACCAATGAGGCAAACAAACCATCTTTGGTTTTGGCGTTGGCGGTCAAACATTGTATGAGGCTATCACGTCCACGGTCTTTGAAAGTAATCTTTTCACGATTAACCCTAAAGTGCTTTTCCTTTGGGTCAATATCAAACATGATGTTTCGTATCTCATCAAAGCATATTTTAGCCTGATCATAGCTATTTGCGCCCACGTATGCCTGGGCGTTGTTATCACCGAAAAGCATATCATAAACCGCCAAAGCTGCGCACGATGTCGTTTTACTGAATTTTCGGGGCACGAATAGGTAGGCGGTGCGTATCAGTCTGCGCCCATCGTCTCGGGCAAAGCCGTAGATATTTGCAAACTGGTAGGCTTGCACCGGGGTTAGCTTATAGCGTGTGCGCCCTCGGATGCCACTAAACCGCAAAGCCTCATAGAACTTGAAAAAACGCTTTACTCGCTTTGGCTTCCAATCGTACTTATCAAGCAACTGCAAAAAGCGTCTTACTCCCAATATCTCATACAGGTTGTGTGCGTCCGGGTGGTCTATCACTCCAAACACATAATCGCCGATACGCTTATCTGTTTCGATAAGCGCACGGCGGTAACGGTCGGCGTATGTACTGCGCCCCTGCCGCAACTGCTCCGATACCTCGGCTTTCAGTTGTCGAAATCTTTCTTTTTCTTCCTCTGTCATTCGTCGCCCTCCTGCATCGCTGCCATAAAGTCGTTAAAACTATCGTTGTCGCTCTTTCGTTCCTTGCTCTCGGTGTTCATGCCCAAAGCCCTTAACGCTTTCTGTCCCTGCTGCAACAACTCGATATATAGCTTTTCTTTCGGGTCGATCGTCTTGCGTTCGTTACCCTCTCGGCTGTACTCCACGTTTACGGCCTGGTGTCCGTCTGCCATGATCTCATCGCCCAAAATGTCGGCACGTACCAACAACTTAGCCGTAATATCCACTTGGTATGTAAGTTCGGCGGTATATTTGCCTTGCTTCTTCAACAACTTAACGATATACGCTTTTTTGCTCTTAATCTTGGCGGCTATCTTCTTGTTGTCTTCCTCGGTGGATGGCTCCGGCAAAGTCTGGCTAACTGGCAATGGGTCGGCGGTCTTTGGCTGCGCCTTGTCACTGTAACCTCGTTTCTTGCCCTTGGTCTTCAGATAGAAGATAATAGCCGTTGTGTCGTTAGCGTTAATTGACTGCATCAACTTACTTTCTACAAAATCTACCTGCGTCTCGGTGACCTCGTCCACTTTCTCCTTAAACTCTGGGTCGGCGTTGTACCATCGGTAATAAGTACTGCGCCCTATGCCTATCGCCTCGCACGCTGTGGCTATGATGCCGTAGCCCTGCGCCAAAGCCTCCAAAAACTTTTGTTTCTTTTCTTCCATGCTGCGTTACTTTTCAAATGAGCGGATGCCGTCGAAGTAGTCTTTGTAAAACTCAAACAGTCCCTTATCAACTGTTATACTTCCCTGCTCCGTTCTTGGGTTAGTGTTAATGTTTGCGCTTGTCTGTATGCCGAAATAAAAGCCCTCATCGTAGTTGCACCCTGCGTATATCTTGCTGTGGTTCTTGAATACTGCGGCACGTCCTGCCTCTGGGTGTTCCTGATAGAACTTTTGCACCATCTGCCACTCAATCTTATAGCTGCCCGGGAATATCTCACCCAAATACATATCAAGTTTCTTAATGCGCCCTTGCTCGTACCATTGCCGTACCTGCAAAATATCCTCTGCCGCCATGCACCATGTAGATAACAAACAATAGTCTAAGTCGTGCTGATTAAGTACCACTTTCAGGTAACTAAGGCTATCTACGTCCCCGGCGGTGATAAAATTGTAGGTGGTATGGTCTTGCAGCTTGACGTACTGCATTGCCTCCAATAACTTGACCTCGCTAAATGCCCGGCGGTATTCGTAGCGTTGCGATAACTCGGTACACTCCTTTGTACGTCTATGCGCTCGCTTTGCCTGGGCGGTTGCCTCGGCTGTGGTTTCTTCCGGCTCCACCTCATCGGGTGGGGGGGCTTGGGTCTGACCTGCGCCAAAGCTGCCAAATCCAAAGCCTGTTCCGTCTTGGTTTCCAAACTTCATAAATATTGCTTTTTATTATTAACCTACACACGTGGGCGTTTTTATATCGTGCCAAATATGCCGGGGCTTTGCATCTGGGCAAAATCCCCCACGGCCCAAAAATCGGCTCACGTGTGGAAAAGGGGGTTGGTGAGGTTTAGCCCACACGCTATGCCCTTAAAAAAAGTACCCCCGGGGTCTCGAACCCGAAAGTCTTTATAATTTCTTCCACTTCCTCATCTGTGAGGTTAAACCATTCTCCTTTTACTCTTGCACGCTGATATAGCTTATGCAAATAGACTTCAATGTCTCTACCAACATAGGCAATAAGCTTCAATCGCTTTTTACCAATCGTTTTCATTCTCAGGTAGATGTCTTTTGACTTGCCTATCTTTATTAGTCCTATCTCCTCGTCACGAATTAGATACGTTTGAAACTCTGCCTTTTTAGTAAGTCCTATTTTGTTGGCGCATGATAGTTGTCTTATATCGTATTGTTTGGCGTCCTCCAAAATAGGCTTTGCCTTATCCAGCATTGCTTTGTACTCACTCTTTCTTAGCTCCAATATCTGCAATTCAAGATTAGTGCTATACTCATTAAGTACGCTATTCAGTTGCTCACAAACGCCGTCCATCCAGACTTTCAAAAGTTCTTTGTCTTTCAATGAACGACGGATAATATTACCTTGAAACTGTATCTCTGCCGTATATGATACACCGCCATTCTTACGCTTACGCTCATAGATTGAGCCATAAACATTTCCGCCCTTGTGTTTCATATCTCTGCTATTTCAAAAATTTATTCACAAATCTTTTCAGGTGCTCTTTGGCTCGGTTCTTTGCTTGAACTTTGCCACACCTGCCCATGTCCGTATGTACCTTAACATGGCAATCGTGGCATAGGGCTTTGAGGTTAAAGTAATCAAACATCAGGCGTTCTTTTTCCTGCCTTGTTAGTCCATCCTCAACCGGGATAACGTGGTGTACCTCGGTGGCTGCTGCCACTCTGCCCAATTCCTCGCACCTCTCACATAGTGGTGTATCGTTGAGTTTGTCACGTCTCAATCGTAGCCACTTGGCCGTATGTATCAGCCTTATGTAATCTTTATCCTTTGCCATACTCTAATATTCGTCTTTAATATCTATTGTTGTGTGATACTTCCTTACCAAATAGTTGAGGCTATCCAACAAAGATTGCTGTACACCCTGCTTGCCACTTAATGCCGTGTTGGCTCTCTCATCTACGGTGTTTGCACAAATCAACTTATACACCTGTACTGGGTACTGCTGCCCTTGTCGGTGTAATCGTGCGTTGGCTTGTTGGTATAATTCCAGATTCCAACCTGTGCCAAACCATACGATATAGTGGCCGCCCTGCTGCATATTCAAGCCAAACGCCGTGCTCATAGGGTGGGCCAATAGTACGTCTATCTTTCCGGCGTTCCACTCTCTCAACTCCTTTTCACCCTCGTATGACTTGACGGTATAGCCTTTCAGTTTCTTGGTGATACGTGTTACATCATGTTTGAACTGATAGAAGACTAACACATGATTGCCGTTTGCAGCTTCCACGATCTCGGCTAACTTATCTAACTTCTCATCGTGTATTTCGTGTACGTCCTTGGTCTCATCGTATATTGCACCGTTGGCAAACTGGCTTAACTTATTCATCAGCCCGGCGGCACTATTTGCTAAGATATTGGCATTTTCCCCGGTATGCAATTCGGTAAACTCCAAAACCTTTTCTTTCTCAAACTTGTTGTATGCTTCCATCACCTTTGGCGACAAAGTAAGTTTGGTTTCGTGGGCGATCATATCCGGCAACTGCAAATAGTCCTTTGCTTGCATTGATAGGCAAATATCAGAAATCTTGTTTTTGATGATGTCCTCACACCCTTTTTTGATGTCACAACGTACTATTACGTTGTTCCATTTGTGGGTCTCAAAGTATGTTTCACGATACTTTGTTACACTCTTGCCTAAACGCTCGCCCATGTCTATGCAGTACATTTGTGCCCATAGGTCTATCAGTCCGTTAGGTGCCGGGGTTCCAGTAAGTCCGATAACTCGATTAACCGTTGGTATGGCTGTACGCATCGCCTTAAATCGGTTTGACTTAGAAGATTTGAAACTCGTTAGCTCATCAATCACCAACACATCAAATGGCAACTGACCGCCGTACTTTCCAACTAACCAAACAAAACTATCACGCCCAATAACGTAGATGTCCGCTTTAGATGCCAACGCCAAATTACGCTGCTTCTCTGTGCCCATCACCTTTGCCACTTTCAGGCTTTGCAAATGATCCCACTTTTCTGCCTCGGTAGTCCATGTTGTTTCGGCTACCTTTTTCGGTGCTACCACCAAAGTACGGCTAACCTCGCAATCGTCCATCAATTGTTGTACTGCCGTTAAGGTCGATACCGTCTTTCCTAAGCCCATATCCAAAAACAAACCGCATCGTGGGTGGTCTAATATCCACTGCATCGCTGTTTTCTGGTAATCGTATGGTCTGTACTTCATTGTTCTGCCCTCCAAACTTTAATTAATTCGTCGATCATCTGTTTGTTGTCGATTGTATAGACTTCGTGCCCCATGCTCACCAACTCATTTTGTCTTATGGTTTGTATCTTCGTTGGTTTCTTGCCTTTACTTTTCAACTCCACCCAAACAACCTTACCACCATGTAGGCATACCACTCTATCAGGATAACCCACCATGTTTGCATTTGAGTATTTGAGGCAAATGCCGCCAATGGCTTTCACCTCTTGCACCAAATATTTTTCTATCGCCTTTTCCGATACCTCGGCGTGGCGTGTTATTGCTTCTAACTTCTTCATATTT